AATTAAAATCTGAATATAATAGACAAATTAATAAAGGTAAAAGTAAGTTTTATTGCAGTTATAAATGTGTTGGTAAAGCTGATGTCCAAAAAAATCCAGATAAATTTAAAAAATTTAGACAAGCTAACGCTATTAGAATAAAAAAGTATTGTGGATGTAGACTAGATCAATATAGCCCATTCAAGTATCATGCAAATAAAGCAAGATCACGAAGCAAACTAAAAGGTTATCAAACGGATTTAACCACAGAATATCTAAAAGAAATTTGGGATAAGCAAAATGGAATTTGTCCTTATACTAAAATAAAAATGGAAATATCCAGAACAAGTCAAGACGAAGATATTAAAAAAACTCCTATAAAAGCAAGCCTCGATAGAGTTGACCCAAGCATAGGTTATATTAAAGGTAATGTTGAGTTTGTATGCTATTGCGTTAATGTAATGAAAAATGATTTCACGAAAGAAGAAATGATTGATTTTATTAATTTAATTAAAAATAATTAAATTTTACTTTTGTCGCCAGAAAATATTACTTCAATATAATCATTTAGTGCGTGATTAAAATAAGCTTTAATAAAAGACTCTATTCCTTGCAGAGTATTAAATTTATATAAACTATTATTTTGATATAGTTTAAAAGTATTTATTTGCTCTAGCACATCACATTTGTTAATTATGAGCTTAGTTACTCCAGAGATTTTAACTGCATCAATTAACTTGTTTAAATTGAGCCAATTTACTATTCTTTTTCTTCCAGTTGTAGATCCAAACTCTTGACCAATATCAATAATCATATTTAACTCTGAATCTTCCCAAAGAGATTCTGGAAAAAGCGGATCTACTCCACTTTTTGTATCATAAATTTTTGCAACGCCAATGATATCTCTAATTTTTTTAGGACTAAATCCTAAAGAACAAGCTGAATAAGGTAAAGTTTCACTACTCGTAACATATGGATAATCTCCATAATTTAAATCTAACCAAAAGCTTTGCGCTCCTTCACATAGAATATCCCCATAAAGTTGTTCATTCCAAATATATTGCTTATCTAGATAATGTTTAGCTAATTTTCCAACTCTTAACGCTTTATCTGAATAGCATGGAGCAATACCTTGTCCAGTAGTTCCAAGTTTGGGTTTTAAAAATTTAAGATCATACTGGATATGCTTTTCAGTAATAATATGCGCTTTTGGGCTTACCTTAATTAAAGATGTATCAAATCCTTCTCTTTTTAAATATTCTATCTCGTCAAAAAATTTATCAATATTAATAACACAATTTGGGCCGATGATACTAAGTTTATTTTGAAAAATACCACAAGGAATGATATGAGTTTTATATTTTTTATCATTAAGATAAACTGTGTGACCTGCATTGGGGCCACCGTTCCAACGGCAAACAATATCATAGTTTTTAGATATTCCATTACTTACCTTACCTTTGCCTTCATCGCCCCAAGCTAATCCAAAGATTATATCAACTGCTTTTATCATTTTTTGATAATTGTTCTTGAGCTTTTTGAAGTTCATTCAAGTAATCGGCAAGAAGTTTTTTACAAAAATTACTACCATCTGCACCACAACATTTTTTAAATTTCTTATTATTAATTTGACAATGATCATTTCTTTGCATTTTTGGCGCAAGTCTTCGAATTGGACCTCTAAAATAGGGTTGAACATATAGTCCAACTTCATTAAGTTCTTGTTGAGGCTCTTCCATTATAGTTCTTGAGCTGGATTTCTAACGTCAAAAATTGAAACTTTAGAATCTTCATTCTTATCGTTTTTAACTATTACGTTACTTTCATCAATAACCTCCGCCACTTCCCCATAAAAGTGTTCTAAAGTAGTATAATTAGTTATAACTGCTACTCTCTTACCGAGCATTCTTTTTAAGACATTTAATTTTTGAGTATTCTTTTGTTTCATATATTAAGTATATTATATATATTCTTTAGAGTCAAGTTTTTTTGCAGCTTTAGTTAAGATTTTTATACCTCTGTCACATGTTTTTTTATCTATAATTAATGGAGGTAATATTACTATACTTTTACCATCTCCAGAAAAATTAAAAATCAAACCCATTTTAATGCATTCAAAAAATAATCTTCCAAGTATATATACTTCTTTTACTGAAGGCGATATAGAAATCATTAATCCTAAACCTCTTACTTTGAAATTGTATTTTTTTAAATATTTACTGAAAATTTTATTGAGTTCTTCTTTTAAGTATAATCCAATCTTTTCAGCGTTTTGTTTTAAATTTTGTGTTTCTATAATTTCTATATTTTTTTTAGCTATAGCACAGGAATATGGTGTCCAAGCAAATGAAGCGTTTATGTCTGTGAAATTATATTTATTTAAATGTTCTTGTTTTATTAAAACAGCTCCTAAGGATGAATATCCAGAAGTTATCCCTTTACCGAAAGTTATTGCATCTGGAAATATATCAAAATACTCGACCGCAAACATTATACCTAATCTACCAAAACCAGTTAAAACTTCATCAAAAATTAAAAAAACTCCATATTTTTTACAAATTTCATAAAAATTTTTCCAGTAATTTTTTTCTGGAATAAAAACTCCTCCAGAACCAATAATTGGTTCTGCAATAAATATTTTAATATTACTATTATTTTTTAGTATATCTTCTAATTGTTTTAAAGATTCTTTTTCATCTATATTGAGTTTCGTATGAGGGAAATCAATTTTAATTGTTTCATATTGTTTTTTGACTCTTGGCATTTTAAAATCTTCTATTGCTCCCATTCCCAGAGTAGCCTGACTCCATCCATGATAAGCATTTTTAAAAGTTGCTACATCACCATTTGTTAAATTATAAAATACTGATAATGCTACTTCATTTGCGTTTGCTCCTCCAGTAGCTTTTAAACATTTTAATTTCTGGTTTGGAAAAAATGATACTAATTTTTCGGCTAATTCATTAGCTTCTTGGGTTGGCATAGAGTATGGAGCAAAATTAGATTTTTTAATTTGCCTTATTTGTTCTTTTATAATTTCTTTATTTTGCCATCCTATCGCTGCTACTCCATATCCTCCAGAAAAATCAACATAAGAGTTATTTTCAACATCTTTTATTATTGAATTTTTACCTGTTTTGTAGCCAAATCTTATTGTATACGATAAATCTATTAATTTTTTATTTTGTTCGTATATTAATTTGTTCGAAATCATCGTTAATTATTATAATATAGATTAATTTGTTTATCCATTATATTTTCTAGCTCATTTATTCTATAGTTTGTATTAAAATTAAATTTTAAATCAAAAAATTCAAAATCAATATTTTTTTTAAAAATATCAGATAAAAATATTTTAAATTCTTTTAAATTTTCTTTTTTGCCAATGAAAGAAAAATTTTTAAAATCAGAAACTCCATACATAAACTCTGTTGGAGTTTTATAAGATACGTCTTTATAGTTAAAAATAAAATCTTCATAATTTATGATTTTATCTACAAAATTTTCATATGTTATAGAAAATTTATTTTCATCAATTAAAATTAATTGAAGTAAATTAAAATCCCAAATATCTTCTGAAATAGGCATTGTTGGATTGCCTTTTCTTTTTTTGTTTTTATTAAAAAAATCATCAAAATTATTTAATGTTTGATAGAATTTATAACAATTTTGTAACCAATAAAAATAATTATATATTTTAATAATAGGATGAAAAATAAAAGTGAACATTGTGTCTTGTTGAGGATTAAAATTTAAATGAGTTTCTTGAAATATACCATATAAAAATCCATCAAATCTTGGATGTTTAAAGTTTTTCGACATTATTTTAAATATATTATTATTACTTGAAATATAATTTTCATTTACTAATTCATATACATAATGAAATTGTAAATATGGTATTTCTATATTATTCAATATGTTTTGATTTATTATAGGGTAAATATGAGAAGGTTGACCTTTATGTATTATCATAAAAAATTTTTATTTCTAAGGATGAACTCGGTCATCCTAAAATGAACTGGAGATAAAGAGCTAATTTTTGATGGTTTTTGATCTATATGTTGTAAAATCAAATCTCCTGGTGGCAATAAAACATTTCCATAAAATGGATATTTATCCCCAATATGTTTAAAAAATAAGATGTCATATGGATTTAAATCTGCTAATTTAGTTTTTTCTATTTTTATGAAATTATTTCTTTTGAAAAAATCTTTTCTTAATTCGTAATCCATTCTAAATGGATCATATCCAAATTTTTCTTTATGTATTTTTGCATAGTAATGTTCATCTTCATAAATTTCTCTGCCAGGTTCTATGTCTTCTATTTTTATATTTAATTGATTTTCATAAAAATAATTTAATATTGACCAACAATCTGTTATTCCATTTCTGTATGGAATATCTATATATTTTTCATAATACTTGTATTTTATTGCATCAAAAAAATAAAATTTATCTTGTTTTGTATTGTATAAAAGATATGGTAAATTATTTTTTAAACTTTCTCGTATGTCTTCTGGTGAAAAACCTCGATTATTAATATGAGAATGAAAACAACATAAAATTTTTCCTTTGAAATTCCATTTTTCGTAATCTTCTGGATTTATCAAAAAATTATTCTTTCTATCAAAAGATATATTACGACAAGGTGCAAATTTTTGTTTCAAATTATTTATATAAATAAAACCACAGACTTCTTCTTTTGTGTTATTTAAAGAATATTCTTTAATTTTTTTTAAAATATTCTCATCAATATTATTCATTACTTTTATGTCTTAATATATATGATATATATTTTATATGACCTTTTCTAATTGATTCTATTAGAGATATGACCTCATGTCTTTGATGCAAAATTAAATCATTTCCAATAAATAAAGCTCCATGAACTGGAACTCCTTGATAAAGGTCTTTAAAAACTATAACATCATAAAGTTTTAATTGATCTATATTAGTTATATATAAGATGTTAAAATTATTTCTTTCATATTCACTTTTGTATTTCTCTAATGACCAATCATGATTTTTATTATTTCTTAAATCTAAGTATGGTATTCCTATCCTATTTGGAATATTTTTTATATCAATATCTAAATTCAATTCATTAAGATAAAAATCTTTCAAAAGAGTATGGCAGTCTTGTATTCCATTTTCGTACTTTAAATTAATATATTTTAAATAAACTTCATTTTCTTTTGGATCAAATATATAAAATTTATCTTTTTTAATATTATATAAATAATAAGTTAAATTATGTTTGAAACTATTAAATATATCTTGTGGAGAAAAAGATGAATCTTTTATATGAGAATGAAAACATCCTAATATGTTTCCTTTTGCCTTGGCTTTTATGTATTCTAATGGATCAATTATAAAAGTATTTCTTGGATTTTTAGACTTATTATCACATTTTAAAAATTTTTTAGTACCATTATCATCAATAATTAAACCACATACTTCTGTAAATGGATTAAGTAAAGCATATTGTTTGGCTTCATCTAAGTATTCATTTTCCATGAGCAAAACCTTCATACATACTATTTGATGTATTTCTAATAGCTTGTATTTTATTGGTCCAAAGTCCACCTCTCATTTCTTCTAATGATCTAAACCCTAGATAACTCATTGCGCTTCTTAAGCCATTTGCAAAATCATACACAACATCTTCTATGGATTTGTTTTCTATAATTGGAATTAAAGTATTATCGCCTTCAACAAATAGATTTTTTTTAGTTCCATCATGTAACTCGTAATCTTCTACTACATCTTGACTTGCCATTCCCCTGTATTTAGCATATGCCTTTCCACCTTTCTGAACAACATCTTCATCTTCGATAACGTCAGCTAGACCAGCAAAAATTCTTCCACAAATTACAGCATCGCAACCACTAGCAATAGCTTTAACTAAATCTTTTGGATAACGAATACCACCATCCGCAAGAATACTTGGTCTATGTTCTGGATTTGGTTTGTCTTGTTTAAATAGATCTACTTGAGATAACTCCCAATTTCTTATGGCTTTCCAAGCATAATAGTTGCCAGTTAAACTTGGGCATCCAATTCCAGTTTTAACTTGAGTTAAGCACATAGATCCTGGACCGATCAAATGTCTAAATCCATCAGCTTTAAGATTGGCTAATCTATAAACACTTTCTTTAGTTAAAGTATTTCCAACAATAATATCTTGCTTGTATCCAGAGGTTTTATACCATCTTAGAAAATCTTCTACATTTTTAGCCAATCCATTAGCTGTATCTAAAAAATAAATATCAGTATATAATGAAGTATCACTAATTCTTTCTGCTGCATCTTTTAATCCAATTGCTGTAATACAAAAATTACTTTCATCCTTAATAATTCTAGCTTTAATCGTTTGATCTTCTATAGACATAAAACGATGTAAAACCCCAGCCCCTCCTATTTTATTTATTTTAACACAAGATTTCACAGATGAAACTGTATCCATTGGAGAAAGAATAATAGGAATATCTATATATTTATTTCTGCTTATTTTTGTAATTGTATCTACTTCTTTTCTTGATGAGATATCTGAAAAATTTGGTAAAAGTGAAATATCATCATAGCTTAGAGCTTCTTTAAAGAGGTTTTTCATTTTTATTATTGAGGTATGCCATTAGCTACTGTACCAATTGGATAGGGCATTCTAACTATTGATTTATCATAATTTCTGTAAATATAGTCATTTTTAATAGTATATTGTGGATATGGAGTTCTTACGATTGATTTACTGTAATTTCTATAAATATAATTTCCTTGTACAACAAATTGCGGATATGGAGTTCGAACTATTGAATCAGAATAATTTCTGTAAATATATGTTCCTTGTTGAGTTTGTGCTTTTAAAGCTAATGGCATTAAAATTAATGCTAATGTATATATAATTTTATTCATTTATGTATCTTACTATATTAGAAATTAAAATGCAAGATTTTTTTTAGATTTTTATTATTTCTATATTATAGAACTTGAATATATCTAAAGCCCCTTTATCAAGTAAGTATTCTTCATTATAGATAACTTTTTTAATACCATATGAAGCTATATTTGAAGCACAAGGAGAGCATGGAAGTAAAGTTGTAGCTAAAATATATGGCTGTTCTTCTCTTTTAATTCTTGATAAAGCATTTATTTCTGCGTGAATAACGTATTTTCTTCTTAAATCTCTATCTAACCAAAAATTATTATCCATATTCACCTTTGGTAATAATCCATTATATCCAGTTGATAATATCCTTCCTTCTTTATTCATTATGCAACATCCAACTTTTTTATGTAAATCTTCTGATCTTTTGGCACATTCTTTGGCTACGTTTATAGCTAATTCTGCAAATGATATTCTACTCATAGTTTATAAAATAAATATAAAGAAAATAATATTGTTACAATAAAACTTAATTCCATATGCTCATATTACCAGATAATTAATAACTTGACAAGATATTTTATTTTTATTATAATGATTGTTATGATTATAGGCATAACTGGTGTTGCTAGATGTGGTAAAGACACTTTCTATTCTATACTTAAAAAATATTTAGAAGAAAAACAATTGAAATCTCAAAGATTAGCCTTTGCAGATGATTTAAAAAAAGAATTAAATGATTTTACTAAAGAAAAATTTAATATAGATTTATTTAAATGTGATGGTGTAGATAAAGAATTAGTTAGACCATTAATGGTTGCTTATGGAAAATGTAGAAGAAGTCAAACTCAAGGTAAGTATTGGACCTCTCAACTAGATTTAAAAGTGGAAAAATTATTAAAAGATAATATCGTTCCTATCGTTACCGATGTTAGATATATAGAATATAAGGACGATGAATATTCTTGGTTGAAATCTCGCAATGGTATCTTGATTCATTTGTCTAGAAAACTAGACGATGGATCTATAATACCTCCAGCTAATATTGAAGAAAAATCTAACGACAATAAATTAAAGGCTGTTGCTGATTTTTCTATATGCTGGGATACTTGTCAAGATACAAACTTCTTGTACGAGCTTATGCAAAAAAATTTAAGGAATATATATGACAGACTTAGACTTAATTAAAAATATAAAAAATAATCAAGATAATGAATCATTAAAATGTCTCATACATCGTCATAGTGGTATTTTTTGTGAGATTGTTAAAAGATATCAATCTTTTATAGCTCAAAAAGGACACGATCCAAAAGATCTCTACGAAGATAAAGATGTTATTGTATATCAATCCGCATTGTCATTCAATGAAGATAAAAATGTAAAATTCTCAACTTGGTTAGGAAATCAAGCGAGATATCATTGCTTAAATTTTCTAAACAAGAATGCAAAATTTTTACCAACTGACAATGAATATCTTCAAAATATGATAGAAAACTCTCAAGATCAAAAAGAAGACATGAAAAAAGAAAATTGCGAATATTTTCTTAATATTTTAAAATCTTTAAAAGATAAAAGAGTATATAAAATATTTAAAATGCGTTTTTACTCACCCAAGAAAAAAAATCGTTCTTGGAATGCTATTGGTAAAAAATTAAACATAAGCACTCAAACTGTTATCAATATATATAATAAAAATATTGACTTCCTAAAAATTAAATCATTTAAAGATAATTTCAACGATCAGATATAATTTCTTGACTTTTTATAATAAAAGTATTATAATCATAAAATATGAATACAAATCAAACAAATACTAAAAATAATGAATGGTCTAAGAGGGATATTGGTGCTCTATGGAAAAGAGAAGGTAAGAGCGGAAAATATCTTTCTGGATACTTCAAGGATGAGCTTGGCGAGCAAGTAGAAATTGTAGTATTCACCAATAAATTTAAAGGTGAAAATGCAAAAGCTCCAGATTTTAGAGTATATCTCTCTAAAGATACTAATGGATCTTCGACTGCTCCAAAAGCTACAGAAACTTCACAACCAGTTAAAGCTAAGGCTCAAAAGCCTCAAGTTAAACAAGTACAAGAAGTAGAGGAAGACCTATTGTAAAATGGATATAGCTTTAAATATTCCTTTAAATAATGTAAGTTTTGGGCAAACTTCTTTTGCTTTAATTAAAAATTTATATAAAAGAAATTTTAATGCTAAAATATTTCCAATAGGTAACGTAGATCTTTCTAGTCAGAAAGTTGATAATGATCTTGGTTTATGGATTAAAAATTCTATAGACCAATCATTATCTTCTTTCTCTAGGAAGGAAAAGATTTTTAAACTATGGCATTTAATGGGCAGTCTTGAAAGTTTTTCTGAAAAACAAGTTTTGATGTCATTTTATGAGTTAGATTCTCCTACTAAACAAGAAATAAATATAGTCAAAAATAATTATAAGACTATATTTACTTCTAAATATACATGCGATATATTTAAATCTGTTGGATGTGATAACGTAGAGCATATACCATTATTCTTTGATAAAAATAATTTTAATGTAAAACAAAAACAATACTTTCAAGATGGCAGAATAACTTTCAATCTAGTTGGTAAACTAGAAAAAAGAAAAAATCATAAAATGGTTATTCAATCATGGCTTAAGAAATATGGAAATAATCCTAAATATTTTCTACAATGTGCAATTTTTAATCCTTTCTTAAAAGCAGAAGATCAGCAAAATTTAATTAATTCAATACTTGAAGGTAAAAGATATTTTAATATATCATTTTTAGGTTTTATGGAAAGTAATGAAACTTATAATGATTACTTAAATAGTGGAGATATAATTATTGGAATGAGTGGTGGAGAAGGATGGGGATTACCAGAGTTTCATTCGTTGGCTATAGGAAAACATGGGGTTATATTAAATGCTCATGTATATAAAGATTGGGCGAATGAAGAAAATGCTTGTTTAGTTGATTCTTGCGGAAAAATTGAAGCATATGATAATATGTTTTTTCATAAAGGAGCAGTTACTAATCAAGGAAATATCTATACGTTCAAAGAAGAAGATTTTATTGATTCTTGTGAAAAAGCAATTAAAAGATTTGAATCTAATAAAATAAATGAAAATGGTTTAAAATTGCAAGAACAATATACCTCAGATAATACTTTATCTCAAATATTAAAATTAATGGATTAATATGCCAGAATATTTATATCAGCATCCTACTGATGGTAAAATTATTTTTCTAATACAAAAAATTAATGATAAACATGAATATACTGATACAAATGGTACTAAGTGGAATAGAATTTTTACTGCTCCACAGATAAATGCTCAAGAAAAACTATCAGTTAATTCTACTGAAAAAGACTTTGCAAGAGTTACTTCATCTCAAAGAGGTAATGTTGGCGATCTTTTTGATAGAAGCCAAGAGCTTTCAGATAAGAGAAAAAAAGTATATGGAAAAGATCCAATTAAAAATGAATATTTTAAAAATTGGAGTAAAAAAAGAGGTGGTAAAAAACACCCTAAATCACATACTGATTGATTTATTTTTTATTTAAATGGTTTTGTATTATATCAAAATTACGATCTAATTTAGCTTCGATTCTATCAAAATAAACTTCAAAAGATTCTTTGGTAACATACGTAGTACTTATTTTTAAAGCTAAATCCGCTATTTCTTGTTGATGCTTTCTTCCTTCTAACTCCATTTCTTTTCTTAAAGTAATAAAATCACTAAAGGTTTTATCATTAATTTCTTTCATAAGATTCTCTTGCTTATCAAAAAGAGAGAATACTCTAGTGAATAACCATCCTCCAAGAAAGGATAAAGCTCCTAAAATAACATTAAATAGCATTGTAATATCTAAATTCACATAGATAATTACACATCAATTAATAGATATTATAGCTTTAAATCACCAAAATCTTTGTCTTCTATGTCTGTTTTTCTTGCGCCAACTTTATAGCTAGAAATCTCAGTTTCTTGAGGAGCAACTTGTACTTTGCTACTATCTAGATAACTATCATGCCATCCACCAATAGGGTTATCTTTTTGGTTAAATATCTTCTTATAACCTAAGCTTCTTAGTCTGCTGTCACAAAGCCACTTAGAGTAACCGTCTAGAACCTCTGCATTTAATCCAAGTAAACTACCATTACTAAAAAGATACTTAGACCATTCACTTTCATTCTTGGCGGCTTGCTCATAAAAAGCATAGATTTTATCTTCGCTTTTCTTGACTATACTTGTAAAACCTTCCTTATCTTCATCTCTTAATATTTTGAGTAAATTTTGGCTTACTGCAAAATGAAGAGCTTCATCACGTTGAATGAATTTAATAATTTTAGAATTGCCTTCCATCTTACCGCGATATCCAAAATAGAAAGAACAAGCAAAAGAAACGTAAAATACAAGACCTTCCATTACGTTGATAGAAAGAATAGCATCAAAAATCTTTTGTTTAGGATCTTTCTTCTCGTCATCTCCAAGAATTTTATCAAAGTTATTTCTAATTAACTCTGCACGACTTGTAATTTCTTTATCTTCCATAATACTATCAAAAAATTTAGTAGCATCTGGATATACATTATTCAAAAGATAAGAATAAGAATAACTATGAATGCCTTCAAATTGAGCCCATGTATTCATACAAATCTCAAGTTCTGGATTACTTACGTAGTCTTTAAGAGAATGGATACTTCTGGAAAGCATACTATCGCCAAGAGTTTGAAATCTTAAATTACTATCAAAAACAAATCTTTCTGTTTCTGTTAGGTTATTATAATCACTACGATCTTTTCCTAAAGCTATTTCATGAGGCCACCAAAAATTTTCATTTTGTTTTTTAAATAACTCAAAGAATATTGGGTACTTAAACCGATCATATCTTTGAAGATTAAGATCTTCGCCAAGAAACAATGGTTGTTTAGTAGTATCTATATTTTTGAAATTTAATACTGTTTTCATATGCTTATAGCTTACACGCACCGCTAGAACAATCTCCGTCTTCTTTTTGATCTAGGGATTGCTCTCTATCTCCATCGTCTGTATTATTATAATAAAGACTAATTAAGCCAAGACTATATGCGTACATGATTTCTTTCATTACTTTAGCGTCTGGTAATATATTATTCTCATAATGACTATAGTTGTAGTATACATTAGTTGATATAGCCATGTCAATATATTTTTGAATTACTGCATTTATTTTTAATAATCCATTATTATCTTTAAGATCATAAGCTAATTCATAATTATCATCATACTTGCCAATTCCTGGAACCATTACTGGAAGCTTGCCCATTTTACTAGTTTTATAAGTAATAAGACTACGAATAGGTTCAACACCATTTGTGGAGGATTGAATAACCGAACTACTTTCACAAGGCATACAGGAAGATAATGTTGAGTGTCTTAAACCATGTTCTTTAATTTGTTTTCTTAGCTTTTCCCAATCAAGAGATAGTTTTCTTTTACATATTTCGTCTACTTTATCTTTGTAAGTATCAATTGGTAATATGCCTTTAGAATATTTTGTATGATTGAATTTTTCACACTTACCTTTTTCTTTGGCTAATTCTAGACTACTCTTTAAAAGATAATATTGAAAGTATTCCATCCATTCATCAATTACTGGTAGTGACTTATCTGAACTATATTTTAATTCATTTTTAGCAAGAAAAGCTGCAAGATTAGTAATACCAACTCCAAGACTTCTACGTTTTTTAGCAAAATTTTCAGCAGCAACATTAAAGTAATCTTGAAGTTCAATGATTTCATCAAGAAATCTTACGATAAGATCGCAAGTCTTTTCAAGATCTTGCCAGTTTTTTATTTCTAGCATATTTACTGCCGAAAGAATACACATTCCAATTTCCCCATTCTTGTCATTGTAATCGTTTAATGGAATAGTTGGATGGATGACTTCTGTGCAAAGATTGCTCATTGTAACTTTATCAGACCAAGCTCCATGCTCGTTAGCGTGATCTACATTAAGAATATAAATACGACCAGTTTCAACTCTTTCTTTAATTATCAAAGAGAATAATTTTCTAGCAGATACTTTCTTTTTTAATTTTAATTTTTTAGATTCGCATTCTTTATATACTTTATCAAAGTCTTTGGTTCCCCAAGCTTCGTAAAGCTCTGGAACTTCTGAATTATTGAATAATGTAATATCTTCATCTTTTAAAACTCTATCATAAAATAATTTACTCATACCAACAGTATAATCAAGCTTGCGAACTCGATTATCATCTGTTCCAGCGTTATTCTTTAGTACAACAATATCTTCAATTTCATAATGCCACCATTGAATATTGCAAGTTGCGCTACCACCTCTTAAGCCATTTTGTTGCCAAGCTTTTACGCTACTTTCATAGATTTTTAAAAATGGGATTAAACCAGTATGAACAACTTCGCCATTCTTGATTGGTGATCCAATAGCTCTAATCTTACTAATATCAATACCAATTCCACATCTATTAGCTGTAGCCATACTAACAGCAGTTGCACTAGCTGTAATGCTTTCTCTTGTGTCATCTACGCCAATTAAACAACAACTAGCATAATTTCTACTAGAAGTCCTTACTCCAGCCATTACTGGCGTTGGTAAATTAATTTTATGCTTACTAATAGCGTCATAGAATTTTCTTACATAATTCAATCTTGAATCTGCTGGATATTTTGCAAAAGCATAAGATGCAATTAATATATAGGCAAATTGTGGAGTTTCATAAATTTGACCAGTGGTTCTATTTTTAATTAAATATTTATCACAAAGCTGTTTAATTCCAGCGTAAGTGAAAGTAAAATCCCTTTCATGATCAATAAATTCTCCAATTTTATTAATCTCATCCTCAGAGTAATTCTCTAGAATAGAAGCGTCATATACTTTATTTTTTATTCCTTGATTTAAAAATTCTGATAGTCTTGGAGCATGCTTGCCTTTCCAAACATCTTTTCTTAGTTGGTAATTCAAAAGTCTCGCTGCGACAAATTGATAATTTGGTTTTTCAACTGAAATAAGGTTAGCTGCACTTTCAATCAATAGGTTGTGTATCTCTTTACTTGTTATACCATCATGTATGTTTATTTTTGCATTGATTTCTATATCTGTTAAACTTACTCCAGTATAACCATCAATTGCCCAGTTGATTACTTTGTTAATTTTTTCTACATCAAATTTTTCTGTTGCACCATTTCTTTTCTTTATAATAACATTCTTGCTCATATTTCTTTCTAAGGTAAAGAATAGTTTACAGTGTTTTTAATTTTTATAAAAGAAAAATAATCAAACTAGTGTTAATAACTTTATATCATACTAAACAAGTGTACTGATCTAATATCTTTTCTTAATAAATATTTCCCAATGAGCTCCTTCAAAGCAGAGCTTTCCCTGTGTTTTACCACAAGTTCGCTTGAGCCGTTAGTTCAATTTCCCAATTGAGTCCATAAGCCTTTCGGCTCCCTAACACTTATCGGATGTCGGTAGGATCATCCATCGCGTGTTAGCCCTTTCACCTACACTCCCAGAATTTCTTCTGGTTTCTCAGGTCGCAAGCTCTGTTAGCGTTGCCTGACGTTAAGAACTAATCTAACTCACCATTTTAAGGAGTATGGCAAACCTTTTCGCCTTTCAGCGAGATGTCGTATTATAATACATCAATAAATATATTTTGTCAAATAAAATTTATTCAATCATTTTATAGTAATCATGATCAAAATGTGGATTTAAATTTATTATTCCATTTTCTTTTATACAAAGTTTTTCAGCCCAATCATAGATTTCTTTATTAGTTCTATTTCCCATTCCAGAAACATGATAAGTATTCATTCCCCATCTATATATCATAGTAGGGTTTTTGAAAGATGTAAAAACTTTAGCTTTATAATTACCAAATGTTCTCATGTCTTCAAGATAAGTCACATCAGTACATACAAGTTTTTTTAAATATTTTTGAGTATAAATAACGCCAGTGTTATAATTTCCACTAATACCTTTAAATTTATTATCTACAAAATAGTAATGATTGCTACTTCGATATATATCATATCCAGGATTTTCTTTTATTGTTTCTTTTGATAAATTGACTGCATTACTAGCTAGCAAATCATCATCCTCCAACCTATAAATATAATCATTCTTACATTCTGTATAACCATAGTGATATTTACTCTCAATAGAGGCAAATCTTTCTTTTAAATTTACAATTTTAATATTTGGATGATTTAAAATATATTCTACATTTTTATTATCATTAATAATAACCATCTCATCAGAATCATTTAAATTTTTTTGATTTAAAAAAGAATATATAGCTTCTTCTAATAGATGTTTCCTTTGATATGTTATAGTAAGAAAGGAAATCATACTATATGTTACACATATTTGTTGATTTTAAGTGTAATGCTATATATGCCAATACCTCAACCAAACGACAATGAAAAACAAAACGATTACATGGGTCGTTGCATGCATTTTTTAAATAAAAAAGGCGAAACAAAAAGACCTCAAAATCAACAAGTTGCAATTTGCCTTAATACTTTTAAAGCACCAAAAAAGAAAAGTAAAGCAGAAGTTGAGATTGATTTTTCCGAACAAATTAAAAATCTGAAAAAAGAAGAAATCAAAACAGAAGAAGCTCCAAAAGTTGAAGAACCAATAAATACTGCTGTAACTGCACCAGCACCAGAAGTTAAAGCAAAAGAAGTAAAAATAGAAGAAGCATCAGCTTCTTGTGGTAAGCCAAATTGTGGTTCAGTTCAACAATTAGAAGAAATAAAAACCGAAGAAGTTAAAATAGAAGAACCAACGAATACTGCAATAACTGCACCAGAAATTAAAGCTCAAGATAATATAGTTGATATACCAGATGATCAAAATACTGAATCTTTAGATGGAGAAAAAATTCAAACAGCGATGCTTCAAATGCAAAAACAATACCAAATTTTCCATTGGCAAACAACTTCATTCTCACAACACAAAAGTTTTGGAAAAATTTATGAACTTTTAGATGAAAGTATAGATACTTTTATTGAAACATATATGGGTAAATATGGCAGAGTAATCGCTGCTTCTAAGTTTAATCTTGAAATGTCAAATTATTCTGATTTAAATTTTATAACTGCAACAAATTCATATATTGAATTTTTGATTGGATTAAATGATATGCTCGATGAAACTAAAGATTCAGATCTATTAAATACTAGAGATGAGATACTTGGCAGTTTAAATAGATTAAAATATCTACTAACACTTCAATAATATGAGAAGAATCAAAGTCTTAGAATTTGACATTACTCAAACTGAAGCTTATCAAAAAAACTATAAGGGTAAAAAAAGAAGCCAATTAAAAGATAGTGATTTTCTTTTTCCAGAAAAACGTTCATTTCCAATAGTATCTCCACAAGATGTAAGAGACGCAATTAATAATTACGGTCGCATGGGTGGAGGAATGAGTTATGACGCATTTATTAAAAAATTATATCAAAAAGCTAAAAGTAAAGGCCCAGAGTTCGTATCTGCTATTCCAGAAAAAACAAGAAAAGAACATAATTTAAGTTAAAATTATATTGACTTTTTATTTTAATTAAACTATCATATAAATAACATTTATATGAATAAGAAGTATATATTGCTTGATGATCAATCAATAGAGATTGGCGGAACCAATTTAACCACATTGTCTATCCTAGAAGACAGAAGTAATGAAGTGTTCACATTAACTCCGAGTTCATTATCATTATATGATATTAATGACAATAAAGATAAATTATGGATAATTGGCAATATAATGACTCTTTTAAATAATCCAAATAAAAATATAATTTTTGAATTATTTGAAAATATTAATTTTGTTAAATTAGAATTTGATTACAATTTCTGTCAATACAGAGGAGAAATTCCACATCAAAAATTAGCATCACAACCTTGTACTTGCCCACATGGTTTGACTGGAAATAAAACCCTCTCTGATATCTATAATTTAATTACAACAAATGCCAAACATTCGTTCTTTATGTCAGAAAGACAAAGAGCTATATATGCTAATCATATCCCTTTATTGAATTTTTCTAAAACAAGCATTCTTTCATCTTGTTTTTCAAAGAAAAATTTAGAAAATTTTATTTCATTAAGAGCAAATCCAAAAAATGAAAAATTTGCAATCTTAGAAGGTTTTGGTGGTTGGCATAGCACAGCTAAGGGGTTGGAAGAAGCAAAAAATTTCTGTACAATCAATAATATAGAGTTTGATATTTTGCCAGTTCAAGCTTACGATAAGCATATACAACTTTTATCTACTTATAAAGGATTAGTTTTCTTACCTATTATTGATGATACTTGCCCTAGATGCATTATTGAAGCTAGGCTTTTAGGATTAGATGTTATAACAAACATACATTCCCAACACGTAACTGAATGGTGGTGGAAAGAACCACAATTAACGGAAGAATATATAAAAAATAGACCTAAGCATTTTTGGAATATAATAGATTCTTTACAAAAATGATAATAGGTAGCGGATTAATAGCGAAAAGTTTTATAAATTTTAAAAATCAAGATGATAAAATTATATTTGCATCTGGAGTATCTAACTCTTTAGAAGAAAATGATTTAGAATATCAAAGAGAAATTAATTTATTAAAAAATATACTTAAAAAGAATAATGATAAAAAAATAATTTATTTTAGCACGACTTCCATATTTAATACAAAATCTAAATATACAAATCATAAATTAGAAATAGAAAAATTTATAATACAAAATTTTAATAATTACTGTATTTATAGATTACCACAAATTATTGGCAAAGGTGGCAACAAAAATAATTTAATTAATTTTTTAAAACAATCTATAATAGATACAAAACAAATTCTTATTTTTACGGATTCTTTAAGAAGCATTTTAGATGTTAAAGATCTAGTCGCGCTTTGTTCTGAAACTTGTGATTTGAAAGATAAAAATATTTTAAATATAGCTGGTATACAATTTTACAAAATAGAAGATATTGTAAAAATCATAAGTGAAAAATTAAATATGAAACCTATATTATCTTCCCACAGAGAAAAACGGGATTGTTATATTGTAAATTCCGATGAAATAGATCTTGCTATTAAGAAATTAAATATAAACTCAAATAACTATATTCAAAATATAATTAATAAATATATATGAAATTAGGAATTTTATTGCCAGTTAAAGACTCTGCGGATACTATAGATAAATGCTTGTATAGCATACAAAATCAAACTAGCTTTTTAAATAATAATTTTGATTACGAAATAGTATTGATAGATAATAACTCTAAAGATAATTTAAAAGAAAAAATACAAAAATACAAAAATATAAAGTATTTGTCTTGCAGTATTGATGGCATAGTTCCTACTTTAAATACTGGGTTATTTGATATGCTAAACAATTCAAAGATAAAATATATAGCTAGAATTGACGCAGATGACGAATGGCTTCTAAATAAAATAGAAAAACAAATGACTTTTTTATTGAATAATAAACATATACATATCTGTGGAACTCAAATGAATTTTATAAAAGCTAATGAAGATGTTAATCTACCATTTGAAATAACTCCATACCCAATTGATGATGCATCAATAAAAACTTCTTTAATTAATGGAATGAATCCAATTGGTCATCCAAGCGTTATCTATAATAAAGAAATTTTCTTAAAATTTGGCGGATATGACGAAACATATAAACATGCAGAAGATTTAGATTTATGGTTAAAATGTTTAAAATTTTTTAATTTTGCAAATATTAATGAACCATTAGTTAATTATAAATTTGGAAAAAAATGGTATAACGAAATTCAAAATAAAAACTGCAATCTTTTGAATAAAAGAACTAGTGACTTATATTATACTATATGATTATATCTAAAATTCAAGGAGGATTAGGAAATCAATTATTTCAATGGGCAATAGCAGAAAATTTAGCCAATTTAAGTAATACAAATTATTCATTCGATATATCTTTTTATTTAAATCAAAATCATAGAAAGTTTGAACTTTATAAATTTAAAAATATCACAATAAATATTAGTCAAGCGCAAGATATAGATTTGTTGAAATTAAATATAATTGATGAATCCTCTGTATCTTTTAATGAGATATACTATAAAGATCCAACTTATTTATATGGATATTGGCAAAATGAAATTTTTTTTAGAAAATCTAAAGATTTAATAAAATCAAAATTAAAAATAGATAATGATTTAGATATTTATATTAAAAATAAATACCCTATACTTAACGAAAACACAGTCTCAATGCACATAAGAAGAACTGATTATCTATCTCTTTCGGACTATCATTATAATCAATCTTTAAATTACTATAATCACGCATATGATATTTTAAATGATAAAAATATAAATGTCATAGTATTCTCAGACGATATCAACTGGTGCAAAGAAAATATGAAATTCAATAATATTCATTATATTGAGAACGAAGATAATATTGTTGATCTTTATATTATGTCAAAATGTAAAAATAATATTATAGCAAATAGCACATTTAGTTGGTGGGCGGCATGGCTAAATGAAAATACAGAAAAAAAAGTTTTTGCTCCTAAAAACTGGTTTAGCCACAAAGGTCCAGAAAAAACAAATTTACTTTTAGATCAATGGATTATTATTGACAATAATTGATTATTATAATATAATAACAAAATGCAAGATTTAAATTCAATTCTTTCTTCTTTAGAAGATTATTTAAAGAACAATAAACCCAAATATCTTTACAATAAATCATTTATTCCTGGAAAAAGCACTGTATTATACTCTGGACCATACTGGGATGAAAAAGAAATTATGGCTGCAATCAGTACTTTCGTGACAGGAAAATGGGTTGTAGCTGGAGAAAATGTTCATAAATTTGAAAGTGAATTTGCAAAAATGTTTGGAGTTAAATATGCACACATGGTTAATTCTGGAAGTTCTGCAAATTTAGTTATGCTTGCATCACTTAAAAAATATTTCAATTGGGAAGATAATTCAGAAATAATAGTTTCCCCAGTAGGTTTTCCAACCACAATTTCTACTATTGTTCAAAATAATTTAAAACCAGTATTTGTAGATATAGAATACAAAACATTAAATTTTGATATTTCTAAAATAAAAGAAAAAATTACAGAAAAAACTAAAGCTATTTTTGTATCACCAGTTCTCGCAAATCCACCAGATATGGATGAATTAACTATATTATGTAATGAACATAATATTAAATTAATTGGTGATAGTTGTGATAGCATTGGTTCAAAATGGGATGGAAAAGATTTGAGTAGCTATTACACTGCTTGGTCATGTTCATTTTATCCTGCCCATCATATCTCGACTGGAGAAGGAGGTATGGTTTGTACCGATATATTAGAATTAAAAAAATTATTTACTAGTTTTTCTTGGTGGGGTCGGGATTGTTATTGTATTGGTTCGGCTAATTTACTAGCGTGCGGAACATGTGGAAATCGTTTTGATAAATGGTTAGAATCATACGATGGAATAATTGACCATAAATATGTTTTTACAAATATGGGATATAATCTTAAACCAATGGACCTACAAGGGTCAATTGGGCTAGTTCAATTAACAAGATTTAAAGAAATCGACAGAAGAAGAAAAGAAAGTAAATTAAAAATTGAATCAATTCTTCTCAAATATGTTTCTGGTCTTAAAGGAGTTGAAACTTTACAAAAGGCGGATACTTGCTGGTTTGGTACTCCATTTATTTGCGAAAATAAAACTTTAAAAAATAAATTGGTGACATTTTTAGAAGAAAATAAAATTCAAACTAGAAATTATTTTGCTGGAAATGTTTTAATGCATCCAGCGTATAAACACCTTGATGATTTAAGTAAATATCCAAATGCAAATCAAGTTTTAGATAAAGTATTCTTTTTAGGAGCAGCTCCACATTATGATGAAAATGTTTTCAATTACGTAGAAAATATTTTTAAAGAAAAATGGATTAATTAAAATGAATATTATTGAAACTCCATTAGATGGATTGTTTATTGTTGAACCAAAAATTTTTGAAGATACTAGGGGTTATTTTTTTGAATCTTATAATGCAAATGATTTTAAAAAATATGGTATACATACAAATTTTGTTCAAGAGAACCAGTCTAATTCATCCAAAGGTGTTTTAAGAGGTCTACATTTTCAATCTCCTCCATATGCTCAAGCTAAACTAATTAAAGTAGTAACTGGATCAATTCTAGATGTAGCAGTAGATATAAGAAAAGATTCAAAAACATATGGTAAATATTATTCAATTATTTTAACTAGAAAAAATAAAAAAATGCTTTATATTCCAGAAGGATTTGCTCATGGATTTTTAGCTTTAGAAGATGATACAACAATTCAATATAAATGTTCAAATTTTTATAATAAAGAATGTGACAGTAGTATCATTTGGAATGATTCAAGTATTAACATCAATTGGGGCATAGATTCCGAACCAACACTTTCTGAAAAAGATAAACTAGGAATAAGATTAGTTGACCTCAAAACCTTATTTTAATATGAAAAAAATACTCGTTCTTGGAGATGGATTACTAGGTAAAGAAATAGTCAAGCAAACTGGATGGCAATATGTATCGAGAAAATGTAATAATTTTGATATAAATAAGATTGAAGAATCTTTAAAAGATTTTAATATTGATATTATCGTTAACTGTATTGCAAATACAGATACTTATTCAAAAGATAAAGAATCTCATTGGGATGTTAATTATAAATTTTTATCTAATTTAATTAATTATTGTAATCAAAAGTCTATCAAATTAGTTCACATATCAACAGATGCAGTTTATTTCAATTCTATAAACAATGCTTCAGAGCAAGATATTCCAATACATGGTAATAATTGGTATGGATATACAAAATTAATTGGAGATGCGCTAGTGCAACTGCAATGTAATAATTATTTATTAATTAGATGCCAACATAAACCAACTCCATTTCCATACGAAGCAGCTTGGATGAATCAAATAGGTAATTTTGATTATGTAGATGTAATATCTAATTTAATATGCAGATTAATTAATAGTGAACAATCTGGACTATTTAATTTAGGAACCCAAATAAAAACAATGTATGAATTAGCAAAATCAACCAACCCCTTAGTAAACAAATCATTCACTCCACCTTATGTACCATCGAATACAAGCATGAATATTGATAAACTAAAAAATATTATAAAATAATGCAAACTCAAACTATTTCTCCCTTTTTCTCTATTACAATCCCAGCTTATGGATATAATGGTAAAGGTGTAGAATTTTTACAATATAATTTAGATATACTAATAAAACAAAAATTTAAAAATTTTGAAGTTATTATAGCTGATCATAGCTCGGATGATACAATTAAAGAAGTTTTTAATCAATACGAATTCAAGCAAAATTTATCAATTTATTATCACAGAACTAATTATGGACACGGATTCACTGCGCCTAATTTAAATAACGCCGTAAGAAATTCTAATGGGAAATGGATTAAAGTATTGTTCCAAGATGATTTTTTATTTGACGAAAATTCTCTTCAATTTCAATATGAAAAATTAAAATCTAATCCAAACATAAAATGGTTGATTACAACATTTTGCCATAGTAATGATGGAGTTAATTTTTATAAATTATATAAACCATTCTTGAGTCCAAATATTTGGTCTGGAGCAAACACTCTAGGGAATCTTAGTAACCTAACTTTTGTAAACAATGACGTAATTTATTGTGACGAACAATTAAATTGGTTAATTGATTGTGATTACTATTATAAATTATTTTTAAAGTATGGAGAACCAGAGATATTAGATGAAATAACAGTAGTCAATAGAACTCATGGAAATGGATTATCAAACACTATTTCTACAGATCTAAAAATGCGAGAATTTGAAATGTTAAAAAAACGATATGCTTAATTTAGAAAATATAACACTAGTAGCCTTGACTTCTGTAAAATTAGAAAATACAGTAAAAGCTTTAATGCATAGTTGTAAAGATATTAATTTTAATTCTGTAAAATTAATTTCACATGAAATTCCAGAAAATTTACCTTCTATAATACAACATAAATTTTGTCCAAAAATGTCAAACATTGATGAATGGAGTTATGCCGCGATATATGAATTACCAAAGTATATAAATACTGAATTTTGCATGCTAGTTCATGAAGATGGATTTATTGTTAATCCAGAATCATGGAGAAATGAATTTTTAGAATATGACTATATAGGTGCTCCTTGGCCATTACCAACTGATGATTTTTCATATAGAGATATCAATAATGAACTTATTAGAGTAGGAAATAGTGTTTCATTAAGAAGCAAAAAATTAATGGATCTACCAATAAAATTAAATATGAAATGGCAATCTTTTCATGGCTTCTACAATGAAGATGGTTTTATTTGTGTTAATAATAGACATATATATAAAGAGCATGGATGTAAATTTGCAGATATAAATGTAGCTAAATATTTTTCACATGAAAAAATGATTCCAGAAATAGAAGGTATAAAACCATTCGCATTCCATAAATATAAAGGAACAAATAGTATTTATCCAAACTTTTCAAATACTGAATATTTCAGTTAATACAATGAAAAAGAAAATAGCATTAGCGACTTTAGCTTATAATGATGAATTATATATTCAAGAATGGATTGATTATAATCTAAAATTAGGGTTTGACGATATACATATTTTTCAAAATAATTGGAGATTTCAAAATCAAATCAAAAATGATAAAGTTCATTTTCATGAATACGATGGGCAATCATACGCAAGTGAAGAGTCAATTTGGATTAGGAATATACAAGCAAAATGTTTTACAGATTTTGGTAGAAAATATTATAACGATTATGAATGGGCTGCGTTTTTTGATATTGATGAATTTCTAGTTTTAAAAAAACATAATAATATAAAAAATTTTATACAAGACTATGATAACTATGATTGTTTAATAGTTAATTGGGCGATGTTTGGCGATAATGGATTAACAACATTTGATGAATCTTATTCAAGTCAATTAAAAAGATTCACTAAAAGAAAAACAAATTTACATGATCAATTTAAAAGCATATGTAAAATAGACCCATCATTTGAACATAAAATTCATTGGAAAAATGGTTCATGGATTGATACAACTTTCAAAATTGGAGATGGACCATTTAATTATAATGCTACTGATGAAATTGCACAATTAAACCATTATTATATAAGAACATATCCTGAATTTTTAAGTAAAAGAGAAAGAGGAGGTGTTGATAATGTTAATGTGAAAAAGCCTATTGAAACATTTGGTGAAAATAATTTTAATGAAATTGAAGATACATTAGCAAGAGATTTTTTATATAATTAAATATTATAGACTATCTAATAGATTTTTATCATAATAAAATATGACAGATGACTTAAATAAGAATCACCCATTTTTTTCTATTGCAATACCAGCTTATGGATACAATGGCAGGGGTTCCTCATATTTACAACATAATCTATTAATATTAGAAAAACAAAACTTCAAAGATTTTGAAGTTGTTATTTCAGACCATAGCACCGATAATACAATTAAAAATATTTATAATAGCTGGAAAGATAAATTGAATATTAAATATATACCTAATAATAAAGGTCGTGGATATATTTCGCCAAATTTAAATGTTTCAATGCAAAACTGTATTGGCGAATGGATTAAAATTTTATTTCAAGATGATTTTTTATATGATGAAAATTCATTAAAAAAGACAAATGAATACTTATTGAATAATAAAAACACTAAATGGTTGGCAACAGAATTTTACCATTCTAATGATGGAATTAATTTTTATAACCATTATATACCAAGATGGGTTGATGATATATGGACAGGAAATAATACCATGGGTTGTCCAAGTAGTATAACAATTAAGAATGAAAATTTATTATTATTTGAAGAATCAATTGAATGGTTGATGGATGTAGAATATTACAAAAGGATGTTTGATAAATTTGGTCCACCAAATATTATGAATGAAATTACAGTTGTTAATAGGACAAATCAAAATGATAGAGACTCACATTCTTTTACTCAAGAACACATGAACCTTGAATTAGAATTTGTAAATAAAAGATTTAATAAATAAAAAAATGGAAAAAAAAATACTATATGTAAATTGGGGTGGTTTAGGTGATCATCTAGCTTTTTCGACACTACCTGAAATTTTTTCAAAACTTGGGTACGAATTTTATATAAGTGATAAATCAATTTTTAGAGATCCTAAAGTTTATGATTTTATATGGGGATCAAATCCTTACGTCAAAGGCATTACCTCAGAAACAGCAAATTGTGGGCATATTGAAAATTGGGGAGTTAGCGAACCAGTTGTATTTGAAAATCAACACTCAACACATAAAAATATAGAAAGAATATATGGTGTTGACAATAATAATACTTATCCTAAAATTTATTATAAACCTAAAAAAATAAAAGAAATTGAAGACTATATCTTAATTGATTTAAATAGTTTCACTATACGAGAATATCCAATAGATAATATAAAATCACATCTATTGAAATATAAAGGGCAAAAAATTTTAGTCATTCTAACTAATACATACGCATCATTAGTTGTTGATAATAATTTTTTCAATGAATTAAATGTCGAGTTTATTACTACTCAAGATATTTTCCATTATACTGATTTAATATTTTCATGTAAAAAATTTATTTGTCTTTGGAGTGGAAGTTCAGTAGTATCAAGTACGGTAAAAAATATGTATAAAGAAAATCTTGAAATAGAATGCTTTAAAAAGATAAACGATGATAAATGTCCACCAAATTGGGGTACAATAGATAAATCTTTTGGATGGTATGGTAATATAGATTACATTCTTATATAAAATGATAACAAATTACAAAATAAACCAAGACGGAGTAATAGAACAAATAAATAAAGAAAAGTTTATTTATGACAATTCATATGCAAATAGATATGCAATTTTTAATACAAAATCTATTGAAAATTTAAGATTAGGCTATATAATAGGTTCAATAGGTAAAATACCAGATTCTATTATGGATATTGGTTATGGAAATGCGGATTTTTTAAATCATTGTAAAAACTTTATAAATAAATTATATGGTAATGATGTAGAGCCAGCTTTTCCATTACCAGAAGGAATTGAATTTGTTAAAAATATTAAAGACAAAGAAGTTGAACTAATTACTTTTTTTGATTGTTTAGAGCATTTTCACGATATTGAATTTATTAAAGATTTAAAATGCAAATATATAGTTATATCTTTACCATGGTGCACGAAAGGTAATGATGATAATTGGTTCCAGAATTGGAAACATAGAAAACCAAATGAACATATTTATCATTTTAATGAAATATCACTTGAAAAATTTATGAAAAGGCAAGGGTTCAGTATGGTTAATTATTGTAATCTAGAAGATAAAATTCGTAAAGACAATAGCCTTTCGCCGAATATTTTAACTGCAACTTTTAAAAAAGATGTATATTGAATTATTTGGCTCAAGTGATAGACTTGGTGGAAATATTGCTGATATGATATCGCAAATCATATATGCAGTTAAAAATAATATGTATATAAAATATGATAGAAATTATATTAGAGTATATAATAGTTATTATCAGCGTTACAATAGTAGCATTTTTATGCAAACTTTATTTGATATTATAGACAAACATAACTCCACAATAGCAAATGAAACATTCACAGAGTATATCGAATTAACTGCACCATCACATTTTCAAGTTTTATCGAAAACAACATTAAGCATAGAAAAAGATTTATTCTCATATTTTAAACAAAATTTATACACAAATGATATAAAACAATTATTTATAAAAAAAGCAAAAGATTTTAATTATAATATTCCATTTGATCCAAAAAAAACTATTTTAATACATCATAGATTAGAAGACGTAAAAAATAGACCAGATTATGATGGAAGACCATGCGCGGATTATATTAAAGAAAAAATTGAAAATGGTATAATTCCTGATAATGAAGTATTATCACTAAAAAATCCATCTTCTTCATGCCAAATGCAAGCTCCATTATCTTCAAGCAAAATAAAAACTATTATAGATAGTATTTTAAAAAGAAAACCAGATCATGAAATTATTATAGTTACTAATCCAAATGAAAATATTACTGATTTACCTTATAAATGTATATCTAGTAATGATGAATTCTATGATTTATTTTTATTATGCAATTCCGAAACTTTGATATTATCTAGAAGTAATTATGCTCTGTCATCTTTATTTTTTGGATGCTCAACAGAAGCTCATGTTCCTCTTTGGGGAAGTATTCCTACTTATGGTTTATATACAAAATATGACCAAACAGATTTTAAATATTTTTATTAATATGACTAACTACAAAACTAGAATAATAAAAAATGGAGCAAAATTAATAATAAGTGATTTTAATATGCTACCCAATAGAATTGAAGAATCATGGATTAATGATTTCACTGATAATTTTTTAATTTATGATAGAGCACATCGTTATACAGAAAGCGAAAAGATAAAACATCAAAATAATGTTGGATATAACATTTATGATATTTTTGACTTTATAACTAATAATTATTATAATCTACCAGAAATAATGATATTTTGTAAAGCTAATGTAATTCCAAGGCACTGTGGATTTGTTAAATTTATTAACATTATAAATAATACTGTATTTACTCCAATTGAAAATTATATAAGGGAAGCTCCATTATACACGGATGGCTGCTATGCATTTGTTGATGAAAATGATTGTTATAATGAATGTTTTCAAGAAGTTGATTCAACAGCTAATAGATTTGGAACAAAATATATATCTAATTTTAAAAGCTTAATGGATGATATTTTTACAAATTATAAACATGAACATTATATTAAATTTGCTCCAGGTGCAAACTATATAATACCAAAATCAAATATTTTAAAATATAATAAAAATTTTTACGAAACTATGCGTCAGTTTGTTTCATATAGCAAGCAACCAGGAGAAGCGTATATTTTAGAAAGAGCTATTTCAACAATTTTTAATTCTAATTTACAAATAAAAGAAAAGTATAAAATATGATAACAACTAATCTAACAGGTAATTTAGGAAATCATATGTGGCAATATGCAGTATGTAGGACTATAGCTGAAAAATTGGGATATGAATGGGGAATTAATCCAGTTGCTAGTCATGATTATTTTGGTGGCAAGAGTCAAATGACATTTATGAATGTAGATTTTGGAAAACCAATAAAAGGAATAACCTCAGAATATCATGAAAAATGGAAAAACTACAGACATGCAGATGATGTAAACATAACAATGCTAGATGAATCTTTATATAATATAACTGATAACACGATATTACTTGGAGATAATGGAGCAAAAGGCGGTATATATCAATCAGAAGATTATATTTTTAATCGTAAACAAGATATTGCAAAATGGTTTGAAATTAAAAAAGAATCAAAAGCTTATTATGATAACCTTCTTTTAGACATGGGTATTTCATTAGATGATAATTTATGTGTTATTAACTTTAGAGGTGGCGAATACAAAAGTATACCTAATGTTTTATTAAGAAAAGAATATTGGAAAGATGCAATTAATCATATGCTAAATATGAATCCTAATATGAAATTTTTATTAATAACTGATGATATTGAATGCGCAAATAACTATATGCCATTCCCAATAAAAGCAATACATGTTGATATTGGTTTTGATTATTATGTTGTTAATCAAGCCAAATGGTTAATCATTTCTAATTCTACATTTGGTTGGTGGGCGGCTTGGTTAAATGCAAATACCAATAAAATTATTGCTCCAAAATACTGGGCTAGGCATAATGTTAGTGATGGATATTGGGCAACTGGAGATTCATATACAAGAGGATTTACATATATGGATAGAGATGGAAAACTATTCGATTATGAAACTTGTAAAAATCAAGCAATAAAATATTATAAGGACAAAAATTTAATATGAAAAAAATATATGATTCTTTTTTATTTTTTAATGAACTGGATATTTTAGAATTAAGACTTGAAATATTAAATGATTTTGTAGATAAATTTATTATCGCAGAATCTACTGTAACTTTTTCTGGCAAACAAAAACCATTATACTTTAACGAAAATAAAGATAAATTTATAAAATTTAAAGATAAAATTATTCATGTTATCATTGATGATACTCCAGAAGATTTTATTAATCTTCCTTATATTGATAACGCAATTAATTTTAAAGATGAAACTAAAAATAAAATTCTTAAACATGTAGAAAAATCAGAAGGATGGGGTAGGCAAGAAAAACAATGGGGAAGAGAAACTTATCAGCGAGAAGCTATATCATATGGATATCAATATTGCACAAATGATGATATTATTTTAATTTCTGATTTAGACGAGATACCTAATCCTATAGAAATTGAAAATATTAAAAATACTATAAAAGATGAAGTTTTTGATTTTAAGCAAACTACTTATTATTACTATTTAAATTTATTAAAAGAATATAATTGGAGTGGAACAAAATGCTTATCTTATAGTAAATTAAAAGATAAATCAATAAACCTAATAAGACAAAACAAATATACTAGTAATATTATTAATAATGGAGGTTGGCATTTTAGTTTTATGGGAGGGGCAGAAAGAGTAAAAGTTAAAATTGATGCATATTCTCATCAAGAATATAATAATCCATACTATATATCAAATATAGAAAATAATATCCAAAATGGAAATGATCCATTCTTTAGAGGGCAGTTAACAAAAACAGATATCGATAATACATATCCAAAATATATATTAGATAATCTTGAAAAGTATAGAAGCATGATAAAAATATAGAAAGTAATTATATATTAATATATAATATTATTAATAAAATGTACGGAACAACAGATAATCTACATAATCATTTAAATTATACAAGTATAGAATGGAGCACTTCACCTTATTATACTAAAGTTATAAAAATCTTATTGGAAAATCAAATAAAATCATTTATTGATATTGGAGCTTGTAGTGGCGCAGTTTATGAAATTTTAAAAAAACAAATACCTTCGTTATGTAACGGTATCTTAATTGAAGCTAATCCAAGTAATTTTGATTTTATAAATATAAATTCAAAACATAGGAATGAAATTACAGTTTTAAATAAAGCTTTGTTTTATGGTGATAAAATCTTGCACTTAGGAAGTAATAATGATAATGTAGGTAGCTGGTCGATTCGAGATAAAACAAATAATAATAGTTTCGCTATTGAATCAATCACATTTGAAGATGTCTTAGATCTATATTTTAAAGAAATACCTGATTTTGTAAAAATCGACATTGAAGGAGCAGAGTATAATTTTTTAGAAAATTCAAAAAAATTAAAAGAAGTGCCATTTATAGAAATAGAATTTCATGAAAATCTTGATTACGGATATCCTTCTACAGTATGGAATAAGATTTGGAGACCATTTGCGGAAAAATATTTACCCAATCATGAATTAATTTTAGGTGGTCATACAGATTTCTATGATGGCAGTGGTTTTTTCAAACTAAAAGATTTAAATGTTAAATAAATATAAAGTAATAATTTGGGGTCATAAGCTTCATTCGCATACTCATTCTTATATTCATAATGCCTATTACAAGGCTTTTAAATTTTTAGGATTTGAAACATATTGGCTTGATAATAGTGATGATATATCCAATTTAAATTTTGATAATTGTATATTTTTTACAGAAGATCAAGTTCAACATAGCATACCATTAAACAAAAATTCATTCTACATTTTGCATCATTGTAAACTAGATAAATATATTGATAATGGACTTAGATATATAAATTTATGCAATTATGTAAATGATTGTCAATTAGGCAAATCTTATAATTATGAAAATTCAAATGTAGAAAAAATAAATTATTATACATATTACGATTCAGTAAATAAAGCTTTATATCAACCTTGGGCTACAGATTTATTTCCAGAACAAATAGCTTATAGTTTTGTAAAACTAAATAAAAGTTTAAATAATGTATATTATATAGGTTCTATTTGGGAAGAAAATATAAAAGAAATTCAAGACTTTAATAGAGCTTGTATTGAAAATAACAAACAAATCGTTTCTATAAGAAACGTTGATGATGAAACGAATAAAAAATTAATAAATGAATCTTATATATCTCCAGATATAAGATGCAAAGGGCATAGGGAAGTAGGATATATCCCATGTAGAATTTTTAAAAACTTAAGTTATGGGCATATTCCAGCCACAAATTCTATTTACGTAAGAGATTTTTTTGGAGAAAATTCTCTCCCATATGCATCAGACTGTTATGATTTGTTTAAAGTAAACGAAGACTTCATTAATAGTGATGAAAATTTAGAAAATTCAAAATTTCTTTTATCTGAAATAAAAAATAATCATACTTATCTCACTAGAGTAAATTCTTTATTGAATTTTGTACAATAAAATAATACAATCAATAGTTATGAACACCAATATAAAAGATACCTATTATGGGAAAAAAATAGATACAGCTAATATCTTAAACATTGAGGATGCAAGTAAACTAATTAATAATAGGAAAACAATTATTGTAACTGGAGTCACTGGTCAAGATGGCAGTCATATGGTGGATTTCCTACTTAAAAATACTGATTATCTTATTTTTGGTGGAGTCAGAAGATTAAGCGTATATAATCATGAAAATATTAAGCATATTAATTCTGATAGATTTTATCTTATTAATTTTGATTTAACTGATGCTCATGCGATATCAAGGACAATAGAGAAGCTACAGCCAGATTATTTTGTTAATTTTGCTGCTCAAAGTTTTGTTGCAAGTAGTTGGGATTTTTCTAGACAAACTTGGCACACTAATTCAACGGCTGTTCTAGATATACTTGAAGCAATTAGATTGTATAAACCATCTTGTAGATTATATCAAGCTGGTTCTAGTGAAGAATTTGGAAATGTAAAATACTCTCCACAAGATGAAGATCACCCATTAAAACCAAGAAGTCCATATGGAGCAAGTAAAGCTGCCTCTAGACAGCTAGTAAAAGTATATAGAGAATCTTATGGCATATACGCAATTCAAGGTTGGCTATTTAATCACGAAGGGACAAGAAGAGGCGAAGAATTTGTCACAAGAAAAATTAGTAAAAATGTAGCGCGTATTTATAATGCAATTAAAAATAATGAAGATTTTCAACCACTTGAATTAGGAAATATTGAAGCCAAAAGAGATTGGAGTGATGCAGAAGATTTTGTAGAAGGAGTCTGGATGATGTTGAATCAAGATAAATATAATAAAAATTATTCTGGCGAACCAAAGGAGTATATATTTTCATCAAATGAAACTCATACTATTAGAGAGTTTGTGGAAAAAGCTTTTCAATATGCAGGTATTAATGGATCTTGGATTTATGTAGATCCAGAAGGACGAGCCGAAGATGAAATTTTTTGCACAAAAAAAGATAATGGTCAATATAAAATTTTAGTAAAAATTAATCCTAAATTCTACAGACCAGCAGAAGTAGAATTGCTTCTAGGGAACTCAACTAAAGCGAGAGAAGAATTGTGTTGGAAACCTAAAATTTCTTTTGATAATTTAGTCAAAAAAATGGTAGATTGGGATATACAGAAATCTAAAGAATGAATATACTAGTAACTGGTGGGCTGGGTTTTATTGGTTCTAATTTTATTAAATTTATAATTAATAAAAAAGAAACAAATATTATCATAAATATAGACACGACAACAAAACAACATTCTGCAGCCAATGAAAAAAACGTAAAAGATTTTAAAGATAACCCTAAATATAAATTTTATGATTTTTGGTTAGAGATGCTAGACAATGCTTTTATTAAAGATCAATTTAAACAATTGATCAAAGATCATAATATAACTCATATAGTTCATTTCGCAGCCGAATCACATGTAGATAATTCAATATCTGATCCCAAACGATTTATTCAATCAAATATATTAGGCACATTTAATCTCTTGGAAATTATTAGAGATTTTCCAGAAATTAGATTTCATCATATATCTACTGATGAAGTTTATGGTAGTTTAGGAGATGAAGGAAAATTCACAGAAACAACAGCTTACGCTCCAAATTCTCCATACTCTGCTTCAAAAGCTTCTAGTGATATGTTGGTAAGAGCATATCACCATACATTTAAAGCTTTAGTTACAATTTCTAATTGTTCAAATAATTATGGACCAAATCAACATAATGAAAAATTTATTCCAGTTGTCATAAATTCTATATTAAACAATAAAAAAATACCAGTTTATGGTAATGGAAAAAATGTAAGAGATTGGATTTTTGTTGATGATCATTGTGAGGCTATATGGTTTGTACTTAATAATGGCAGGATTGGAGAAACTTATAATATAGGTGGAAATTGCGAAAAGACAAATCTAGATATCATTAATGATATTTGCAAAGTTTTAAATTTAAATCCTCAAGATCATATATCTTTCGTAGAGGACAGAAAAGGCCATGATTTTAGATACGCAATTGATAATTCAAAAATTAATAAAGAATTAAATTGGTTTCCAACAACATCATTTGAAGATGGAATATTAAAGACTATAGATTATTATAAAAATAAAACTTGCTAATATTATAAACTTATATTATAAATATAGCATGTCTAGTAGTAAATTTACTCCCCATAAACTGTGTCAATTTATAGTTAAAAAATATATTAAGAATAATGTAAATTGGCCTAGAGAAATAAAGATCGCTAAAACTTTAATCAAAACTAATAAAGGATACTCTTTTTGGAATAGTTTAAAGGAATTAAAATTACCTAGTTTGGCTTGGTTTTTAACAGATCAAGGAAAAGCTTTTCTAGCCATAGAACATAAAAAGAATGAATTATGTTTAGATAATAAACAAGAAAAAATAGTACTTAATGAAAATAAAGTGGGAGAAGATAAAAAAGTTTGTCAAAAACCTAAAAGTCTGTTAGAATTTATTACATATGGCAAAAAAATCTAAAGAAGAAATTATTGAAGCATCTGGTCCAAGTGCATCAGATAGATTATTATCGTTTTTAAAAGACAACAAAGAGGATCATTATAATTTTGAAGATGAGATATATTATAAGGTATCTACTGGTAGTTTAAATTTGGATATCGCTACGGGTGGTGGTTTATGTCCAGGTTTACATAGATTTATTGGAATGAATGAGGGTGGTAAAACCTCAGAAGCATTAGAAGTAACAAAGAACTTTCTTAAATCAGTAGAAAACTCTAGAGCTTTACTATTCAAAGCAGAGGGTAGATTAAGCAAAGAAATTAAAGAGCGTTCTGGAATTAAATTCGTAACTGATCCCAAAGAATGGGTTGATGGAACTTGCTTTGTATTTGAATGTAATATTTTTGAAACTGTTTCAGAATTGATGAAGGAACTTATTCAATCTAATGATGAAAATAAAAGATATATGTTTATTCTTGATTCAGTTGACGGCTTGATGACAAAAGGTGATGCTCAAAAAAGCATGACAGAAGCAACAAAAGTTGCTGGTGGAGCAGTTATTTCATCAATGCTAATGAAGAAGATTTCCCTCGCTCTTTCTAAACGTGGTCACATGGCAATCTTTATTAGTCAAGTTAGATCAGATATTAAACTTGACCCTTATGCAGCAAATAAGGATATTCGTCAAACTACTGCAACTGGTGGAAATGCATTATTACATTTTGCTAATTGGATTCTAGAATTCGAACCAAAGTTTAACAAGGATCTTATTCTTGAAAAACCAAATGACAGATATGACCCAGTAAAGAATAAGATAATTGGACATAATGTAAAAATTGCAATTAAGAAATCAACTAATGAATCCACAAATTCAAAAGTTCAATATCCAATTAAATATGGTCGCAAAGATGGTTCGTCAGTTTGGAAAGAATATGAAGTAATTGATCAAATTCTTTCTTGGGAATTTGCATCAGCTAAAGGGGCATGGGTAACATTCTCAGATGAAATTATCGCCGAACTAAAAGAACAAAATTTAGAACTAAAAAAGCAACACCAAGGTATAGATAATCTAAGATCTTATCTAGAAGAAAATAAACCAATTGTTGATTATTTTTATAATAAATTTATTCAAACCCTTGCTTCATGAGATTATTAAATGTTAACGGAACTCTCGTTAACAAAAATGTAAGGAAATATCTAGTAAATTGGGATGGCAAATGCAGAAGCAAACTGCAATTTAAATTCAAACAATTCTTTTATCCTTACTGGAAAAATCACATTGTATACGAAGAGTTTCCAGTTTATGGAAGCATGCTTAAAGTTGATTTATTAAATGCAACAAAAAAGATAGCAGTTGAGATACAGGGTGACCAGCATGAATCTTTTAATAAATTCTTTCATGATAATTCTAGATTAAAATACCTTCAAAGCATCAAAAGAGATGTTAAAAAAGAAAAATGGCTTGAAATAAATGAATTTAAATTCCTTCAACTCTATGAATCTGATTTAAAAACTTTATCACCACAATACATAGAAGAAAAGTGCGGAATTTTAATTATTTAAGTGTAAAATTAGGTGGTGACTAATAAGAAAAAATTCAATTTTCCAGATGCACTTTTAAAGCAAATTGATGAATGCAGTTTCGGTGGATATGTTCTTTTTAATTTCTCAAATAAAGGCGAGCCTCAAGTATTCACAAAGTTTGATAATCAAATAAATGCTATGGCACTTTTATATTATTTAAATACTTGGAGTCAAAGCGTAGATCAACTTAATCTAGAAGCCACAACAGATTTAATTGCTAGAAAAAATGACGAAGACGACCAAGAAGACGAAGATTAACTTGACTTTTAATTTTTAATATAGTATCATAACTGTTGATGATTTATTCTATTCAAGTAGAACGACATGTATTAAGTGGTTTAATTAAATATCAAAATTTATTTGCAGAAGTAGATATTTTCTTAAATGATACTGACTTCTTTAATGAAGTTCATTCCACTATATATTCTGTTTATAAAAGCATAGCTCATAAAGGAGAAAAAGTAGATAAAGTACTTTTAGCAGAAAAGATTAAAAATCTTGGTATATCTTTTAAAGATGATATTAATATATTTGACTACATCGAAAACTTGGCATTCTCTCAGATCACAGAAGAAGCCACAA